CGATATGTGCTTTGTATAGTGACTCATCAATTTGAAGAGCATTGGAATACTTAACGTTTGCAAGACCTGTAACGATGTCCTTTGGAACATCAAGGCCTTGTAAAATTCTTTCTAGAACACGATCTGCGCGTTGTGCAAGTGCTGGGTCAAACGAACGTTCAAACTTGAATTGCTTAATCTTGTCGCCAAGTTCTGCTGGCCCACGAATAATCAATGGAACAACCGCAGATGCTGAGTCTTCGTCACGAATAGGAGTTGTCATCGCATCCATAAGTTGATCTTCAAACTCGTCAGCCGCCTCTTCAGGAGTATAGGCTTGATTCATTGAGTCATCATCATCATACGGATAATCAGGATCTGGTGAAGCAGCAACAGAAAGTCCGTCAGGCAAGTACAACGCTCCAGCATTTAGACGTGAGCGCGCTGTAGCACGGAACGTTCTGTTGAGGAGAAGTAATTCTGAGCAAAGATCTAGCAAACCGCGAAGGCTTGAATCAGCCTCGTCGGAATAGCGTGGGTGTGCTCTCCAGATGCGACCGATAAACGCATTGTTTGGAAGTATAATTTGACCAGGTTGTTTTTGTCCTGTGTAGGAACCTGTTTCACGTCGAGGAATAATTGTGTAGGCACCCTTTTGATCAATCTGAATTTCGTCAACCGAACGGATATCCCATGTCTCAGGAAGACCTTGTCCCATACGCTCTGGAATTTGAACAAGGTAGCACTCGCCAGCTACTGCAAGATTGAGTGCTGCATCACGGAGAAGACCAGCCTGTCCTCCGTATGCTGAGTCAAGACGAACGATTGCGCGCTCTGCTGCTGAAGCAAGACGCTCATCAAGAAGTGGGTTGTTGCGAACTGGGTATGGAGGCTCTGCAGGATTGTCAATTACTGCTGCAAAGATACGAATACGAGATATGACCGAGCCAACTAGGCTAAAGGCGTATTTAATTTCGCCGATTGCATCGTAGTATTCCCACGCCTCAGACTGCCAGGCATTTGATCCTGATGTTCTGCGACTACGAAATTGCTCGGCCTCGCCCTTGTCATTAAGACGAAGCTGCGTTGCTGCTGCGGTAAGTCCACGAGGAGCTGAGTACGCAACAGGTGATGCAAAACCAGGAATGGTTGCTATCGAGCTGAGTGAAAGAGCAGGTGAGTTAATTGCACGACGAGTAGCTGCTGCCGACCTAGGGCGCTGTGATCTGTTGCCGCTTGAATCGCGACTAAATACTGCCACTTATTACTCCTCGTCCTTGTTAACGGAACAGCTGGGCATTACTTTTCCAGCCACGCGGTTATTACTCCTGCGGCTGCTGATAGCGCAAAAACAGCGCACACGGCAATCGTAGGTATAGGTACTATAATATAGGAAACTATAACTAGTGATGAGATCCAAAATGATACACACCAGTAGCAAGTGAGTAGATATCCAATCCCTCCATCGGCTGGCTTATACTTCTTCCAGACCTTCTTGCGGAACTTGTCAAGAACTGTGTCCTCGATAATAAGACGGCTAGCGCGGTAGACTGCAAGCGCGAGTATGATGAAATTGCCGAAGGCTATTTCCATTGTTATTCCTTTCATTCGGTTGGGTCTTGGTCTGAGTACACGTGGCGATATGGATTCCACGAGCGTAAACGTGAACCGCAACCGCAGTTCTCGTCCTTCTTAAAGGCGAGCATCTTGCCCGTCTCGGTGAGGATATATGAATCCTCGGTTTTAACATTTGACTTGTGATGTTCGGTGTACCGTTCACGGAAGATAATCATTGGCCCTTCATTTCCGTCTACTGCAATCATTACCGCCTCGTCGGTCACAACGATACGAGCCTTTGTTACCTGGTACGCGCCAACGGTAATTGGCGCAGACTTAAGATCCTGCAGTGTAGGAACTAGGTCTGGCTGGGCAACTCCAACAAACGCTGGAAATACATCTTGTAGGATTCTCATTTACCTAACCTTCTTGCCATTGCGCGATATGTAACGCCTGCCGCCTCGGCAAGCTCGCGAACTGGAACGTTTGACTCGTAAAGACGAGTGCAAATAGCTGTAAGTTCTTCATTGGCAGTTGCCTGTGGGGAGAACCCTGTCATCTTAGAACGGTAGCGACGAGCCAGCGGAGACAACTGCTCGATACGTGTGCGTTCTGCTTCACTTATTCCTGGAGATACTGGGCGTCGTGATACGTAACCGCTAGGTCCTGTCTTAAGCTTAGGCAGAGGGACTGGCACATCAAGAGGAGAATGCTCGTGTTTACGGGCAACCCAAAACTTAACTGTAGAACGTCTACGCGGAGGATTACAGGCGTTACCTATACTTTGAAGAGGCCAACCTGCCTCGAACAACTGGCCTACGCGGGTGTAGAACTCCTTGTGAAATAGAGTAGAAAGGAGTTGAACCTCAGACGCTGGTAGTTCCTGCTTACGGGCAGGTCGACGCTTCTCTTCCATAAGGTACACGATAACATGTTGTGTACACTAGCGAACTTTAAAAACACCGCCAGTTCTATCACTTGGAATCTTACGACCTGCCATCGAGCGTGCGGTGATCTTTCCACCAACGAAACCAGCAGGAGGTTTAATAAGGAGCGCGGTTAATGCGTGTACCAAAGCGTCAACGCGGTCTGGAGACTTACCTTCACCAGGAATCCACGAGATCATCTGTGATTCAAGGTCTGCAAGATAGTTAACGTGGTGAACACGGCCTTGCTCATATGCGAGCGTAATTGGTTCTGCACGTAAAGCCTTGCCATACTTGGAGTGAACCTCTAAAACCTTAATGCTTGGATCAATGGTGTTAATTGCATTGCGAACGAGCGCGCCGCCTTGGTTAACTTCCGCAACCACAGGGCAACCCCACTTGCGCGCCATTTGAACTACCTTGTTTGCCCACACGTCAGGAGATCCATGAACTGTTGCGTCTTCTAATACCCACGAGTTACGCTTATACAAATCGCGCTCGCCAGTTGACGCACAAACTACAATTCCACACTCGTCGCGAGGATTCTCTGCAACAGACGGGTCAACGGCAACAACGCGTAGTGGTGTTCCCATTGGTAGTTGAGACTCACGATTACGGTCAATAAGATCTGGTGTCCAGAGCGCACCCTCTACGTCCGAGAGCATCTCTCCGTATAGTTCCTGCTGTGCAAGACGCGTTCCTTCATACACACCCTTGATGGCGTCTAGATAGGCAGTAGACAGGTTTCCCTGGTTATCCATAGTTGAACCACGGGTAATGATAACCTTTCCAGTTTTTTCAGCCTCAGCCATTAGTTGATAAAGAAGAGGAACTCTCTTTGGAGTTGTGGTAACAACGATCTTAGGATTAGATCCAAGACGGGTACCAACACGTAGGTTATCAAACGCGGTCATACCTGCCGCGTCAGGAGTTTGACGCCAGGCAGCAACCTCGTCGCCCCAGGCGTGTGTGAATTGCGGACCACGAAGTGAATCCGGCTCATCTGCGGTGAAGCAAGTAGCCGTGTTTCCATTTGGCCAAGTTAATCGTCTCTTTGACGGTTCATACAGCGGGCGCTCGCTTGGAGGCGTCACGTTGATGATTCCAGATTCACCTTCTACAATAACGTCACGAACGTCCGCGGCAGTACGAGCAACAAGCGCAAAACGTATTTGCCCCTTGTTCGTGTACTTTGCTTCTTCTCTTATCCACTCTGCGGCGGTGCGAGTCTTTCCAGCACCGCGACCTGCAAGATAGAGCCAGATGTTCCAGTCATCGCCTTCAGGGCGTTGCTGCTCGGGACGACCCCAAAACGACCAGTCCCACTGTAAGCGCTCAGGATCAAATCCTTGAAGCGCCATAGCCTTTTGCTCGGGAGATAGTTTGGCGATTCTTTCTGCCATTGACTCTGCCATGTTACTACCTTATTCTGTAGGACGAAGGTTGATGCGATTTTCTTCTAGGATTGGAGTGTACGCCTTTGACGCACCTGAAACAGGAGCCTTGTATCCGTAACGTGCAAGACGAAAACGAAGAGCGCCGTGCGTAATGCCAAGACGCTTTGCAAGACGATACAGAGTTACACCCTCAACGGTGTGGGCATAGTTAACCAACCACGTGTATTCCTCAGCCTCCTTGCGGTAAGCCTTTCC